GGGTAACAACATGTGTCCTATCACATACGGTCACATATAGCCGAATACCGCCCAGATGAAAGTCAGGACAAAGAAAAGCCCCAAGATCTCCGCAAGATTCACTGGGGCTTATTGAAATTTAATCCAACGATGGAAATTATAGCATGAGCAAAGAACTGATACCAAACCAAAAACAAATAGTTTTAGGCATAACAAAAGCCTTTAACAAAATGGAAACCGCAAAAAAAGGTTACGTTTATTCGGTCATAGAATTAGGTGAAAGACTCAACGAAGCAAAAGAAATTGTCCCATTTGGGCAATGGGAAACGTGGCTAAATGATAATTCTGAATTATCATTTGGACGTATTCAAGCGTCGAAATTTATGAAAATTGCACGCAATAAAACTATGGTTTTGGAGTTTTTCAATAATGAAGATTCTGTAGATAATCTGACAAAAGCAATTACTGACGCAACACCAGAACAGATTTTTCAAGTAGATAAAATCAAAAAAGAAGAAGCGGACCGAATTGCACTGGCAGAAGCCAATAAAGCACTTGCCGAAGCAAAAGCCGCGATTGATAACGCCAAAAAACAGGACGATGTGATTGATGGCGTATTTGAGGAAATCAAAGCACCTGAGATTGAACCAGAACCCGAAGAAGATGCGGAAGCCTTGTTGCTTAATATCGTCAACGATCAAGAAAAGATGCTCAAAGAGTTGATATCTGAAAACACCAGCTTAACGAAAGCGTTTGAATCGAATGATCCGCTTATGCAGGCGCTTGAAGATTTAAGACGTACCAAAGAAATCAGCAAAGGTTTTGAAGATCGTATGCACGGATTGCAAAACGAGCGCGTGAACTTAATGAAACAAATTAAACACTGGCGAACCAAGTATGAAAATTTGGAGAAAGCTAATGCTAGCGCTTAGGGATTATCAGGACTCAAGCCTTAATGGATTAAGAGAGGGTTTTCAACAAGGCCATCGAGTACAAATGCTGTACTTGCCTACGGGTGGTGGAAAAACAGAAATTGCTATTTCCATGCTACAAAAAGCGGCTGATAACGGAAACCGCTGTGCCATGATTATGGATAGGCGTGTGCTAGTCGATCAAACCAGTGAGCGCCTTGATAAGTACGATATAGATCATGGCGTACTCATGGCGGGTCATTGGCGTTATAAGACACACAAATCTATTCAGATATGTAGCGCCCAAACTTTAGAGAAACAAGGCTCTATGCCTGATCTAAAGCTGATGATAATTGATGAAGCGCACACCACAAGAAAATCTATCGCTGAATTTATCAAGAACAATCAAAAAGTAAAAGTAGTGGGTTTATCTGCATCACCTTTTACCAAAGGCTTAGGCGCTATTTATTCCAATGTCGTGAGTCGATCAACCACTAAGGAGCTGGTTGATTCTGGCATGTTAGCGCCTTTGCGTGTGTTTATCGCTAAAGAAATTGATATGACAGGCGCAAAGAAAACCGCTGGCGAATGGTCAACGGCTGAAGCTACCGAACGTGGCATAAAGATAACGGGCGATATTGTTGCTGAATGGAAGAAAAAAACCCTTGAGATATTTGGCGAGCCTAAAAAGACAATCGTTTTTTGTGCCGGTATTGCTCACGGTCAAGATCTCGTTGAGAAGTTTAGAGAGGCTGGTTTTAATTTTGTCTCGATCAGTTATAAAGATGATGATGAATTTAAGGCTGAAACCATCCGTAACTTTTCAAAATCAGACAGTAATATTCATGGGCTTATTGCTACCGACATCCTAACCAAAGGCTTTGACCAAGCTGACGTAATGATTGGCATCTCTGCTAGACCTTTCACTAAATCATTTTCTAGTCACGTTCAACAATTAGGTCGAATCATGCGGCCTCATGTTGATAAAAGTGCGGCTATTTGGCTGGATCATTCGGGTAATTACTTGAGGTTTAAAGAGCAATGGGACGAGCTATACAGTAGCGGTGTTTCAGAGCTGGACGAGATCGGCGAGAAAGCCAAAAAAGAACCCACGCAAAAAGAGAAAGAAGAATCAAAATGTCCTGAGTGTGGCGAGTTATGGCAAACATCTAGCGATACCTGTACGCATTGCGGACATATCAGAAAGCGCATAAATCAGGTTATTGATGTGCCAGGACAACTTGAAGAAATTTTATCAGGCAAGGCACATATTGCTGATAACGCTTTTCAGTTTTATCAAATGTGTTGCAAGTCTGCCAGAGACGAAAGCAAGCCAGAGAAACAAGAGGGTCGAGCTTATCACCTTTTTTTAGAAATCATGGGAACAAAGCCAAAATGGAACTTTGCAACCACACCAAGCCATGATATTTCGCGCCCTTTTGCTGGCAAGATTAAACAACAAAAGATTGCTTATTATGCTGCTATGAAAAAGAAAAAGGCGGCAGCGTGAGAGTCGATATCAAGCAAGAGTGCCAAGGCAGATGGGCGCCAATTTTGACAAATTTGGGCATAAATGCGGAGTTATTTAGCGGTAAACATCAACCTTGCTTATTTTGCGGCGGTAAAGACAGAGCGCGTTGGGATCGGCAAAAAGAGTTTTACTACTGTTCACAATGCGGATCCAAACAGCCGATTGACATGGCTATCGAACACACCGGATTGTCGTTTAAAGAAACAACAAACCTAATTAGGCCAAATGTAATGAATACCCCATTGAAGATAGTCAAGCCAGTCGACACCCAACAAAACGAGTTACGCATTAAGAAAATACATGCAGGGCTAAAGCGCATTACACCTGATTCATTCGTGGCTTTATATCTGGCTAAACGTGGGATTAAGATTCTACCGGATGCCGATTGCTATCAGCATGACGCGGTTGAGTATTGGCAAGAAGGCGAAAAGAGTCTGCACCCTGCGATGGTGTCAGTGTTCAGAACACCAGCCGGCGAGGTGGCGACTTATCACATCACCTATTTGAGTGAGGATGGCACGAAAGCCGATGTGCAAACGCCACGCAAAGTATTACCGGTTATTCATTCACTGGCAGGGGCAAGTATCAGACTATTCAAACATGAAGATGTGCTGGCAATAGCTGAGGGTATAGAAACTGCGTTATGTGTTACAGAAGATTCAGGCGTGCCATGTTGGGCAGCAGGATCAGCCCAAGCCATGAATAATGTTGTCATTCCTGAGTCAGTAAAAACGGTCTGGATTTATGCAGATTCAGATGAAAGCTTTACCGGCCAGAAAGCGGCTTATGACTTGGCTAACCGGCTAAAAGTGAAAGAAGGTAAAACGGTGCGAGTGGTTACGTTGATCGACCAGCGACCAGTCGAAGATTATGGCGTTAAATATGACTTCAATGACTACGCCATTTTGAAAGCAAACGCCTGACTGAAAATGCAGAGTTTTATTGAAATGATAGAAAGCAGTTTTACAGTGAAAGCTAAAGCCATAAAAATTAACGACAAGGTGGTTATGCGTGCCGGTCAATTTCAGGGTGTTAGAGATATGTCAGTCAAGGTCAGTGGGAGGCGTTGGTGAAAGTTACTTTTGTCATTGATGAACGCGGGGCTTTTCACGCCCAGAAAACTATAGGTGATTTGCCCACTGATAGAAGTATTGAAGTCATCATACAAAAGCACGTCAAAAAGCGTACAGGTGGACAGAATCGTTACCAATGGAAAGCGATATTAGGCGACATTTCGCGGCAAGTCAGAATCAACGACAAAGGATACACGCCTAAAATCTGGCACGAACACTTAAAAGAACTGTTTTTACCCGACGCAGCCATTGAAGGACTAACACTCCCAGACTATGTGAAATGGCAGGAAATGCCGGACGGCTCGCTAAAAATGGTTGGTAGCACAACGAAGCTAACGACTAAGGGTATGAGTGTGTATTTTGAGCAGTTATACGCCTACGCGGTGTCAGAGTTAGACGTGAGATTTTCAGCGCATGAGTAAAACTTCACAGAGAAAAAAAGCAGCGTTTGCAGAAGGCTATGCAGCCTATAAAATCGATAAAGATACACACTGGAAGCCATACCTCAATTGGTGGCTGTTTACTGTAGTTGGCAGGGAATACAAGCGAGGATATGACGAGGCTAAACAAGATAAAGCAAAAAACAAAACGATACTAAATCGGTTTAGGGTTTTCTTTGGAATGGCTAACTTATGAGTAAGCTAAGAAAAAGCGCTCGCGGTCAAGAGTGCTTAGTTCGGATACCTGGCGTGTGCAATCGAAACCCTGAAACGGTGGTATTGGCACATTTGAACGGTGGGGGTATGGGTATGAAAACACATGACATTCATGGTGCATATTGCTGCTCAAGTTGTCATGACATGCTTGATGGTCGATCAGCTAGAGCGGCTCATTTATACACAGGCGCAGAGTTGAAGCTGATGCACTACGACGGTATAAAGAGAACGCAGGATTATTGGATAGCGAATGGAATGGTCACAACAAAATGATAATCGAGTTTGATTTACCCGATAAACAGTTAAATCCAAACAACAAAAACGGAAAGCATTATCAAGCTTATCGAGCGGCTAAAGACAAGGCGAAGGAAACAGCTAGGGTATTGACTTTAGCGGCTTGGAACAAAAACCCACACACAATTTATGTTGAAACACTCAGCATTACTTTTATTTATCCAACGCTGCATAACCGAGATTTAGATAACGCGGTTGCTTCATGTAAGGCACACATAGACGGAATGTGCAGTGCATTTGGCTTTGACGATGGAAAATTCACAACCATGATTTTGAAAAAAGAATATCAAAAAGGTGTTAGCAAAATGATTTTTGAGATTTAGGAAATTCAATGACCAAACGAACCGATGACATTAACGCTTACACAAGAGATTGGAGAGCCAAGCACTACAACGTAAAGGCTGGCGATAAAGCAAAGAAGCGCGAACTTTACCGAAAGCATTTAGCAGAAACTGGAATACGAGATCGGAGTTTATTGAAATGACTGAATTATTTTCCATCCCATTTTATTTATCAGTAATAATTTTTATGTTTGTCATGTACCAGCTAAATCGGTGGCATTAATGACGCGATTTATTGAAATGCTCATCATCCGTTTACTGCTGACAGTTGTTTTAATCATTGCCAGTCCAGCTATTTTATTTGATTTATGGAGAAAAACGCATGAGTGAAGATATCATCAACAACCCAAAGCATTACGTCACGGGTGGCATTGAAACAATCGACTTTATCGAAGCTAAAGCATTGGGCTTTAATCTGGGCAATGTGGTCAAATATATTAGCCGGGCAGATCATAAAGATAAGCGACTTGATGACTTGGAAAAAGCACGTTGGTATTTAGACAGAGAAATACAGAACGCTTACCGATGACATGCTGGCCAATGCTTAAATTTCCACCCGTCAATTTGTTTAGCGCGCCCATTCGTATGTCTAACTGTCAGCATACGCACTGGGCGGTCTATTACTCGTATAACAAGCGGGTTTGTATAGATTGTAAGCGCGAAGAATCATTAACCTCCGTAGCGCCTAGTCATCAGCGATAATTGAAAATATTGCAATAATTGCAAATATGGTATAATCACGTCAAATTATTTTGGGTGTGGTTATGGATCAATTGATTGAACAGATAAAACGGCACGAAGGCTATAAGGCGCATACCTACCGCTGCACAGCAGGCAAGAAAACGATAGGCTACGGGTACAACTTATCAGCTAATCCGCTTAAATTGTCCAGCCTCGAACTCTATCACGCTCAACTCGTTGGTATGGGTGAGTATGAAGCTGAAAGATTGCTAAAACTGATGATTGCAAAGATAACCGATCAACTCGAAGAAGCCCTGCCAGTGATTAACCGCCTAGATCACGTCCGCCAAGATATCCTCATCAACATGACGTATAACTTAGGCATGACCGGCCTGCTCAAATTCAAGAAAATGATAGCCGCCCTTGAAAAGAAAGACTACCAAAAAGCCGCTACTGAAATGCTAAACAGTAAATGGCAAAGCGATGTAGGCCAACGCGCACAAGAACTGTCTACTCAGATGATCACGGGAGTTTATGCAACATGAAAGAGTTTTTTATGTCAAGACTACAAGAGCCGTCAAGCTGGCGTGCCGCTATCTGGGTTGCTACAAGCTTCGGTCTGGTTGCGTTTAAAGGTGAGCAAGCAGAATCTATTATCGCTTTGGGCATGGCTCTTAGCGGTGCTGTGGGTGTCGTTACTCCTGATAAGTTGCGCGGTAAACTATAAATGCAGTCCATCCATTACACCCGTCAATTACTCCTTAGTCAATCCCGACGGTTTTGTTGTACAACTACATTGCCAAGAGATTGCACATGAACATTAAACCGATACTAATCACACAGCTCGCCAAAATGATACTAGGCGGGCATTTATGGGACACTTGCCGAGGTTTGGTTAAGTTACTCGATAACACGTCGCTAACTAGCAAACAGAAACGCGCTAAAGCATTGGATGAACTCAAGGTGATATTTAGCGAGTTAAGCGAGGTCGTACTGAATGTCGGTATTGAACTGGCAGTATATTGGGCAAGGGGTCAACGATGACTTACTCAGATCATTCAGAAAAGATAGCTACCGTTTTACAGAATACGACTTATGGCGTGAGTGGTGGGCTGGTCTTAAGTGACTGGCTGTCGATATTGGATAACCATGCGGCTGCGTTTGGTGTGGTTCTGGGTATGTTGACGTTCACCACGAATCTAGTTTTTCAGTGGCTCAATCACCGGGCAATCGCTAGAAAATAATATGGCATCACCACTTACCCCAAAACAGTGGGAAGCAATAAGATTACGCTTACTTGCAGGGGAGAAAGGGCGTTCGTTAGCTCGTGAATTTGGCATCTCAGAGACAGCAATAAGGAAAAGGTTTGGTTCGCAAACTAAAGAAATAAAAAAAGTTGCTAATCAATTAGTTAAAGCAGAAGAAGCGCTGTCATCATTGCCGATTAGTTCGCAAATCAGTGCGCGAACCTTAGCAGATGAATTAAAAGCAATATCAAGTCATTTAGCAGGTGCTGGAAAGTATGGAGCAATGACCGCGCATAGATTATCAGGAATGGCAAATGACCAGGTTGATAAGATAGACGATGTTAATCCAAGCCAGTCAACAGATGCGCTTCAAAACATAGCGATCCTAACCAAGCTGGCAAATGATTCAAGCGTCATAGGCATTGGACTTCTCAATGCAAATAAAGAATATATCAAGGAATTGAACAATCCAGTTCAACAAATCAATCATACACAACTGCTAAAGGATATTGCAGCGTGTCTACCGGATTAGTCAGCCTTTCTTATCAGCGTGAGTTAAACCGCTGGTATAAGTTAATTGACCATCCGGTACAACTTGAGTTAGTCAAAGCCGTTGCCAATGGCGTTAGATTCCCTGTCGTTCCAGCCGGTAGACGATCAGGTAAGACGGAAAGAGCCAAGCGCTTCTTAGTCAAGATGGCAATGATGAACGAGGGTGAGCGTTACTTTGTTGGCGCTCCGACGTTTGGTCAAGTCAAGAAGATGTATTGGGCAGACTTAAAGCTAATGTGTGCAGCAAGCACCTGCATTAAGAAGCCATCAGAAACAGATTTGATTATCTATCTGAACAATGACACCGAGATCCACTTAATCGGATTTGATAAGCCTGCACGTTTTGAGGGCATCTTCTGGTCAGGGGGTGTTATTGATGAAATAGCCGATATAAAGCCGGATGCCTGGGAGGCTAACATAAGACCGGCATTAGATACATTCAATCCAACACGACCAGATTACAGAGCATGGTGTTGGTTGATTGGCGTGCCGGATGGGCTTAATCATTATTATGATATGGCGCAATATGCAGAGAATGGCAACGATCCAGACTGGAAGCTATTTCATTGGAAAAGTTCTGACATACTGCCTGCTAAAACAATTGAATCAGCTAAGCGGCAAATGTCGACCAAGCAATTCAAACAAGAATATGAAGCCTCATTTGAAACAGCCAGTGGGCGTATCTATGAGGACTATGGCAAAGATAATTACACGGATGAAACCATCAAACCGCATGAGCAATTATGCTGGTATCACGATTTCAACTATACGCCATTGTCAAGCGGTGTCGGCGTAAGGCGTGGCAATGATATGTATTTACTTGAAGAAATCATCCTAACCAGTGCTGTTGCCATGCAATCCGCTATGGAGTTTGTTGATCGGTATAAAAATCACCTTAACAAGCATGTATTGATTTATGGTGATCCAGCCGGTAAGGCAGGCGAAAAGCATGGACATTCATCCGACTATACAGAAATAGAACGCATACTCAGAGAAAACGGATGGCAATACACGCGCAAGGTTAAGCCATCAACTCGTTCGATTAAAGACGGTCAGAACGCAGTCAGGGCAAAGATAAAGAACGCAGCCGGTGAAGTATCACTCTACGTTAATTCAATCAATGCACCTTACACACATAAATCATTAGCCACCGGACAGCTAAAGAAAGGCTCTACATTTATGGAAGAAGATTCAGATTATCAGCATATCGGTACAGCCGTTCGTTATTTATGCGAATACGAGTTCCCGATAATTCAGCAACTCCAGACCGCTAAAATACTAGGATTTTAAGATGAACGGTGCTACTGCCAAGAATATCAATAAACGCCACCCAGACAGCGAAGAAATGCTGCCTATCTGGGAGAAATGCGAGGATGCTCGCGAGGGCCAAACCGCAATACATGAAGCTGGACGAACGTATCTACCAGCGCTATCCGGTCAAAGTAATTCAGAGTATCAGGCCTATAAACGACGTGCGGTCTTTTACGGTGCAATGAGTCGAACGGTTGACGCTTTCGCCGGCATGATTATGCGCGTGCCACCGAGTGTTGATAATCCCTCACCTTACTTAGATGATGTCACAGGGCATGATTGCAGTCTGACTGAGTTCGCCGGGGAGGTGTTAGAGGAAGTATTAGTCACTGGCTTCGGTGGAATACTGGTTGAACACTCGCCACTCGCTCAAGCGGTCACACTCGCACAGGCTCAGGCACTAGGCGCGCGTCCATATCTAGCGTTATTCGATGCCGAATCGATTATTAATTGGCGTAAAGACGGTAAGCGCATTACCCAGCTAATACTCGAAGAAGAAGAATACATTGCCAAGTCAGAATTTGAAGGCGAAGAACAGTGCTTTTACCGGGTGCTGGACTTGGATGACATGGGCAACTATCGGCAACGCAAGTTTATCGAGAAAGATAAATACTTTGTTCAAGTCGGTGATGACATCTACCCGTTAATGAATGGCGCTAATCTCAAGGAAATACCGTTTTACTTTCTGGGCGATGCTGACGAATTGCCCTTGTTGATTGATTTAGTGGATTTGAATATCAGCCACTACATGATGGAGGCTGATTTAGCTAACGGTCGACATTTTACAGGAATACCACAACCTTGGTTGGCAGGCGTACAACTTCCTGATGGTGTAACGCTATCGGTTGGCGGTACTAACGCTTGGGTTTTCCCTGATCCACAAGCCAATGCTCAGTATTTAGAGTTCACAGGCCAAGGACTGCTTTCTTTAGAGAAGGGAATAGATAAGAAGGAAGCTCAAATGGCATCGTTAGGCGCCCGTATGCTTTCGGATACTGTAGTTGCTGAAACTGCCACAGGCGCAGGCATCAGATCATCGGGAGAGTTTTCTATACTCGCTCAATTGTCAGATAGGGTAAGCAAAGTCTTATCTCGCGCTTGTTCATTCATGCACCTATGGGCAGGATTGCCAGAGGTTGCCATCAAGCTCAACACTGATTATCTACCAGCACGAATGACGCCGCTCGAACTTCAAGCCCTCGTCGCCGCCTGGCAAGCGGGAGGCATCTCAAGCATGACGTTATTCAACAATTTGCAACAAGGTGAATTGATAGCCGCAGAAGTGACGTTTGAGGATGAGCAAGCAAATATATTAGAGCAAGCACCTGTATTGGTTGCGCCGGTGGTGCCAATTGCCGCTTAATAGGCTTTTATTCGATAGCACTATCGAACTACATTTGGACATGGAGATGGTTGCTATTGAATCACGGGCAACCATCGTCAAACTATTGCAGAACCTCGAAAAAGAGTTAATCGCAAGAGTAGCTGATGGCGTTTCGGACTGGAGCAAGGCGAGGATTGCCAAGCAGCTCAGTGAAGCGGACGCGGTTATCAGGCAGTATTATGATGATGCGGCAGGCATAGCGCGAGATACGACAACCAGCGTGGCGCAAGTCTCAGCATCAGCCACAGCTACGTCGTTGAGTGCTGCAGTAGGCGGTCAAGTAGCCATTGGTGTATTGCCGACAGCGGCTTATCTGGAAACCCTAGCCAGTAATGTAATTGTGCAAGGGGCAATTCAACGTGACTGGTGGGAACGTCAGGCCGGTGATACCGCGTTTAAGTTTCAATCAGCGGTTAGGCAGGGTTTGGTTGCTGCAGAAACCACACCACAAATAGTTAAGCGGGTTCGTGATGTGATGGACTTGTCCAGGCGTAATGCGGAAACCCTAGTGCATACTTCGGTACAGTCAGTAGCTAATACCACGCGAGAAAAGATATTTGCTGATAATGATGATGTGATGTCAGGCAAGGAGTGGAGTAGCGCACTTGACCGCAAAACCTGCTCGACGTGTGGCGCATTAGATGGTAAGCGCTGGACGACTGACGGCAAGCCAATAAAACACAGCATGGCTTATCAGATACCACCCAAGCATTTCAGGTGCCGCTGTTCAATGGTGCCGGTACTAAAGACTTGGGCTGAGTTGGGTATCAACATGGACGAACTGCCCGACGGCACACGCGCCTCGATGGAGGGTCAGGTTAATGATAAGACGTTCGAGGACTGGCTAAAGCGCAAGACTGAATCAGATGCCACGTTTGCTGATAGAACACTTGGCAAGGGCAGGGCTGAACTGTGGCGTAATGGCAAGATAACGATGGATCAGATGATAAGCGGTGGAAAGCCATTATCGTTAGCAGAGTTGAGAAAGAAATATTCATAACCCCCACGAACACCACCCCAAAGCCAGCTTAACCGCTGGTTTTTTTATGTCTGAAATTCCTCCTAAAATTGCAATAAGTAAATATATTGCAAAAACTGCAATTATGTTATAATGCGCTCAAATCGTTAGGCGATTAACCGGGCTAAGCCTTCCAAATCCTTAGGGGACACAATGGACATTAC